ATATCCACTTCTACTCTTTATATAGTTTTCGCTAGCGGTCACTAATTTAATAGTGCCATATCGCATATCCAAGCCACTTGAAAATGAATTATAGTAATTCTTTATCACCCCGGATACATTATCACTAGCAACTGGAATCTCCGCAACACCATCCTGCACGATACTCTCTCCAGCAATCCGCACATCCAAGTTACTTCCACCACTGTCAGCCCATTCACAAATGAATGTGCCATCTTCGTTGACGGATTTTACCCGAAGAATTTTGCCGACTATTGGCAAATCGGCTGGTTTTTCAATTTTATTTTCCTTTAGCGAATCAATTTCTGTTGCATTCTTCTGGATCTGATCCGCTGATTCCTGGATTTCTTCTTTCGCTGTCTCAGCTTTCTTAGCCGATTCTTCTGCTGACGTCGCACTGATCCGTGCCGCCTTGGATGCTGTTTCTGCAGTCTCTCTATCCGCCGCTGTTCCTATCTTGGCTTTCTCAGCGGCTTCTTTTGCCTGTACTGCATCGTTCTTTGCGGTTTCGGCTTCTGACCTTGCAGTTTCAGCCGCTTCCTTATCTGCATCTGCTGCCGCTTTCGCTGCTTCTGCATCCTGCTTCGCTTTTTCTGCTGCGGCTCTGGACTTTTCTGCTGAATCCTTAGCATCTGTGGATTCCGTTGCTGCCCGGACTGCTTCTGATCTGGCAGTTTCGGTTTCTGTTTTGAATGCTTCTGCGTTTTTTACAGCTGTTTCTGCATTTTCTTTTGATGTTTTTGCTTCATCGGCACTTGCTTGTGCTGATCCAGATGCTGACTCTGCAGCGTTCTTCGCACTCTCTGCCTTGTCTGCTGCTTTTTCCGCTGATTTCCTGGCACTCTCCGCTCGATCAGCGGATTCAGCAACTGCCACAATTGCCTGGCGGAACAGTTCCCCTTCTTCCGGTGTGGCATGGGCTTCCGGTTTCGGCCTTGCCCGGACTTTCATGCTGACACGATACTCCGTCTTTCCAGAATCGCCGTTTTCGATGTACACGAACGCATAGATTGTATAATCCTGCGTTGTTCCGCCGCCTTCCAGCAGTGTATCTGGGACAGGTACCTCAGTAACCCCCTCTTGCGTCACACCAATTCTGGTGACTGTTTCGCCGATCCGCTCTGTTGTCGAAAACTGAATTTCAACCGCCGCCGGGAGCTTCACGCCCTGGATCCGCAGTGTCTGTCCATAATCCCACTGCCACAGGTCGCTGACTGCTTGGCAGTAATGCTGCCCTGCATCTATGATTGCTGTTATCATGTATTTCTCACCTGCTTTCTGTAATTGATTGTTACGAAAATGTCAGTTTCAACGCCGCACGCACACCACACGGTGCATTATTGACTGCGTTTGTCGTGTTCGGCATGGTGGCAGCAACAGAAACCATGTTTCGGTTAATAACGCCCCTGTAAGAGGACGCCGCTACCAGCGTGGATGCATTCCCGCCATAGACATAATTTCCGTTCTGCCTGATCTGCAGTCCAGTTGCTGATTCTATCTTGACAGAACTGCAACCGACAATCGGTGTCGATACCGGGATACAGAACTGCACCTCCTGTCCCATGGATGTCACATAGCCTGCTGTGAAACATTCAACGCTTATGCTGTCACCCTTGGTCAGGATATTCATGTTTCCGACCACGTACCAGTATGATCCGCTGTAGACCAGTTCCAGGACTGTGTACTGCTCGATCAGTTCTGCCGGGATATTGCTGTTTTTGTAGTAGATCGGCTTCGCTCCGGTGGCATTGACGTTCAGTGTTGGATTTGTGGCCGTGTTGGCGTAGTTGAAACGTACCGTAACCCGTGCACCGGTGTACAATTTGAACCATGTCAAACTAACTGTTTTGGCGGCGGTCGCACCAGCTGTATAACATATTGCGTAATTTCTGACTAATGCATCTATATCTACTGCAATACCATCGTGATCGCAGTATGTTTTCCCATTGCCCGCAATTCGTATTTTGGGAGTGTTAATATAGCCATTGTTCAGATCTATAAGAAATCCACTGCCTGAAAATGCTTCTCCGGAAGAACCGCTATAATTTCCGGATTTTAGTATACCTTTTTGGAATGTACCGAGATTATCACTGATAGCCGCTATACCGTCATTCTCCAGATCTTTTGCATCTACAGTCTGTACATTTGACACGGAAAATGGGCTTGGTTCTGTATCAAAATTTTCTACCTGTTCGACTTGAATTCCAGAAACTATATACAAAGCACCCTCCATATAACCAAAACCTAATGCTATATATGGAAAATCTTCAACGCACGTGTATTTTATTGTTTTCCTTTCCCATTGCAAACTGCAATAAACATATTCACTTTTCTTAGATGCTAAGGTATTTCCATTATACAAATGACTACGTTCTTTGCTTTCCCATATCAAAAACTCAATTCCTCTGTTTTCTGATTCAGAAAGATAAGGACATCTTATATAGAAAGAAATCAGGTATTTTTTTCCATGGACTAAAGTTATGAAACCATCATGCTTTTTGCTGCTCCCCAAAATAAATCCATTTTCTGATGGCAATATTTCCTCTCTTCCGTCAAGCCATAGTGCATTGACCCCGGGAACATTAGGTGCTTGTGGAAAAAATGATCCGCCACATTCTTTTACTTCTGCTCTTTGCCTTATTCGATAATCTTCAAAATATGAAAGTAATGTACTTTCCGTGATTGTTGCAAAATTATCATATCCAAGATTATATAAATTACTGTTTAATCCAAAAGTTAATTTATCTACGTTGATTGCACCTGCCGCTATCTTATCTGCATCAATTGCACCTGCCTTGATTTTTTCTGCTGTCACGCTGCCTGATGCCAGTTCGCCTGCGGTAATGGTGCCTGTTGCGATTTTATTTGCTGTGATGGTCTTTCCCGCAATTTCATTGGCAGTAATGGCACCCGCCACAATCTTATCTGCCGTTATGCTTCTCTTGGTCAGTACATCACCATCTATTGTATTTACATTCTGAGATACCAGTTCACCTGCATTATTGATCGCATAGATGATTGAATTCTTATCGCCACAGATAATCAGCCTTTCCACTGATAATGTACCGGCAGTGATTTTGTTGGCTGTCAGCTCCACTATTTTCGCATCGGTAATAGATCCGTCTGCAATTTGAGCAGAACCTACAACACCAACACCTATCATTGCAGTTGTAATACTTCCGTTTTTGATATTTGCAAGATCTATCTTTGCGTAATTTGCATCTAACGAACCAAGAACCGCATTTACAGCCTCAAGTCTTCCGGTTATTATCACCTTATAATCAGCTAAATTTCCGGAAATACTATCAATTCTGGCATTCGCTGCATCCAGATCTTTTATATTTGCCTTATCTGTCTTAATAACTTTGATCTCTGCCTCGCCTACCGTCAAACGCCCACTGATATTTGCATTTTCTGTTTTCAACTGTTCTATGTTTGCTTCTCCGACTTCCAGTCTTTTGGTGGTCAGATCTGCAAATTCACCATAACTCGCACTCATTTTATCGAATGTAGCTTTTGTTGCTTTCAAATCATCAAAGCTTGCCTTCTGTCCTATGATTTCTTTCGCTGCAACCAATTCCATGTTCAGCCGTTCAATCGCCTGTGCTGTTGGTCCTTTACTGCTACTTATGCTTCCAGATTCAATTTCCGTTTTTCCCTGACTTTCAATTTCTGTAATTAATCCACCATCATAATCCATCGACAGCTTCATAATCGGGATCTTACTTTTCCCTCCGTATTTATCGTGAATAGTAACGATATCTCCTATGTCAAGACGTGGATCTCCAAGAAAAGATACCGAAGCAGGCTGAAAAGTAAAATCTTTCAGCTGATTGCAAATTTTATCAAGGACGGGCTGCGTCATAACCGGATTCTCAATCTGTATTCCTACAGTGCCCACGCCGGAAAGTAATGTTACGGTTGCCGTATCACACTGGATTCTGCCAAGCTTGAACAGACTTTCGCTTTTTTTCAGATCATCATAATATCTGGATGCAGATATTTCATAATCCGCCTGTTCATACCAACGAAGTTCAATTTCACCATTTCGATTAATGACACAATATTTTCCATAGAACTGTGCAACATATCCCAGGGCATCCTGCATGGTATATCCGTCGAATGGGTTTACATAATTCCCTTGTGTGATTTCATTGCCTTCGTCATCATACGTTGTTTCCGTTTCTTTCCAACGCTTCGGAATTTTGACACCGGACGGGAGATTATCAATGCTGCTTGCAAGCGGTACACCAGACATGTTACTAATCTCTTTCAGCACTTCTTTTCCGTCTGCCGGGTATTCCAATTTACTTACATATGCTTTTGAAAACTTCACATACATCCTGTCATATGCACAAAAATTGATAATTCCGTCATCATTATTCACTTTTTCCGGTGTGAATTTTCCAAGGTCACAGTATATATACTCCGTACCGGACAATACTCCGATCTGTAACGTTATTTCTTTACTTTCGAGTGAAATGGATGTGGCTTCCATTTTGACTTGTACACTGGCTGCCACAGCTCCGCCGATACTGATATGATCAGAATTGTTCGAGGCAGCATGAAGTGCAAAACTTTTGATACCCTCAAAAATATCTTTCCCAAGAACAACTCTTGCCTTAAATGTTCTGCTGTCCTGTTCTACTGCATTTTTGAATATTTCATTAACTTGAAGCATTTTGTACCTCCCTCCTGATGATTATTTTTCAATCAGGTTTACCGTGACACCTACATACCGTGGCTTCCCCCCGACATAGGTGTATACCGGACACGTAAGATCGCCTGCATACATATTTGCTGTAATGTTCTTTCCGGTCTTAGGGCTTCGGAAAGTTACATTGAAAAATGCTGGTTCAACAGCCGCTTCTACTGTTACCATCTGTGCATCTGTAAGCGGCAGAAACTCAATTTCCAACTTCCATTTCAGGGCTATAATATCGCCGGTCATTGTTCCATCTGCTCCACGCCCTGCATTTTTCGACCAGATCTTATTTCGTGAAATTTTCAGACCATTTAATTTCGGTTCCGGCATGGCAACACCGTCGATCGTGATGGATGCGACCATTTTTTGTCACCTCATTTCTTCAAAAAGTACCGCCCTTTCGGACGGTACCGGTTAAACCAATATCGGGCATACGCCTGTCGATTTTGTTCTGTGATTGATTTCTTCTACGACTACGTCTGTGACCTTTCGACCGCCAACGTAAATATTGAATGTAGGGGTAGACTGTGCTCCGTCAACCGCTTTCATCGCTGAAACAACTGCTGAATACACACCCGCTGCCACGGACGATACAATCTGGTTATTGTTCATAACAGCTGTATGGCCACCGATTGTTCCTACCAATTCCGGCCCCGCTTCTCTCGCTATGAACATTTGACCTGTTCCCGGTGATCCACCAGCTGCATACGCCGCTATATTATGCCAACGTCCGCCTGAATACAGACCGCCAGTAGCTTTTTGCGTTGGGTTATAAGTCACTCTGACTTTTCTAAGTGGATCAACAATATCTTGAACTTTCTGTTGGATTTCGTTCATGTTGGCAATTTGCACATGCAATGGTACTGTTCTGCTGGCTCCCCATGCATTTTGTACACTGTTTGCCAGACTCGATATGGAGTTTGATACATAAGCAACCAATCCAACTTTTTTTGACCTCTCTTTTAGCTTGTTCCATCCTGTTTTCACAGTATTGGCAAGTGTTTTTGCTTTTGTTTTTACTGTGGCAGTAACGGAAAGTGCTTTGTTTTTCGCATTTCCCCAGGATTTCTGTAATCCATTCCACAGTCCTGTTGCACCATCTTTAATAGCTGCACCGATTTCTAAGGTTTTTTTGCCTAATTTGTCCCAGCCTTCTTTAAAACCATTCCAAATATTCTTACAGATTTCTGCAATATTACCCGGAATTTTGGCAATACCTTGAAAAAGTCCTTCAATGCAAAATCCACCAAGCTTTGCAAATTCTGTTGATGGAGAATTAATACCAAACGCTTCTTTAAATGCACCTGTAATTGGTTTAAAAACATGTTCCACAAACCAATTTTTAACATTGTTAAGTGCATTTTTAATTCCTTCAAAAATACCTTGGATAAGATTTCCACCGCATTCGTCTTTTTTCTTGTTTATCCAATTTTTAATTTCTCCCGGAACATCTTTGAGTAACCCTGTAACAATACCAACTGCAAAGTCAACTCCTGATGCAGCCACCTCCAATATAGCTTTTGAAACTTTTTGTAAAATACCAGCCCAGTCAATCGCAACAAGCATTTTGACTACAGATTGTCCAACATTATTCCAATCAATGCTTTCCACTGCTTCACAAAATGTTGTCAACCAACCTTTCACCGTATCAGAAAACGTTTTCCCAATTAGTGACCAGTCTATATTTTTAATGGCACTGTCAACAGTTTGCCCTATGGATTTTCCCAGCTTACTCCAGTCAAAATTGGTCACAAAGGTAGAGGCTGTTCCTACCGCAGTATTCACGCCTTCTGCAATCGTCTTTCCTACAAGGTTCCAATCTGTCCCTTCCATGAAGCCATTCAGGAATGTTGCTACTGACTTTGCAATCTTATTACAGGTATTTTTAATGTCATCCCATGGGATATTTGTAAGAGCTGCATTAAGCTTCTGTCCAGCAATCTTTCCAATTTCCGTGAAATCTGCGTTCTCCCATGCATCTTTGATCATCTGTGCAAAGTTGGCATACTTATTTGTAACTTCGTTCTCTTCGAAACTTCCGCCGTCACTTCCGGATGATCCACCGGAACTGCTTTTGCTGTCATCATCCAGCTTATTGATCTCATCAAACCCCATCAGGGATTTTTTGACCTTATCTGCCGCATTAGCTGCAGAATCACCGGTCTTGTCCAGACTGGCTGCATAATCTTTCTGCACCTTAGAGGCAGTAGTGTATGTCTTCTGTCCGGTAAGAGCTGCAAAGAACTGCCCAACAACATTGCATGCCTGCACCAGATAATTTATCAGCGTTGATAATGCCGGTGTGATCGTATTGAGAATCGGGGAAAATGCAGTCGCAAGGCTGTTTTTCAACTGCTGCAATCCGCCTGATAATTCTGAAAGATTTGCGTTTGTTTCGCTGTTCTTCTTTGCAAGGTTCTTGAAACCATCTACCAGGGCATTTCGAAGCTTGCTGAATAATGCATACAGGCTTCGAATTCCAAGACCGTATTTCAGTAATTTTCCAATTCCACCGCCGAGGGCACTGTTTCCCTGCTTAATACCTCCAGCAAATTTCCGGATACCCGGTAATCCGCTTGTGAACTTTTTAAGCAATGCACCAAATGCACCAGACGCTGTTTTGATCACAGGACCAACGCCTTTCAGAACAGCACTCATAGCCTTAAATGCTCTCGAACCGATATATGCAGCACTGGACGCAACCTGACCGACAACCGGAATATTCTGAATCGCAGATACTGCCGCCGCCCGTGCCTTCCTGATGCTTGCTGTCATATCTTCAAATGCTGCTTGGGCTGTCGCTCCCATGGTTGCAAATACACTTCCATCCGCGAGATGCGGTGTCTGGATGTCTGTACCGCTGTTCTCCATACTTCTTCGTTCGGCATTATATTCTCGCAGTCGGTTCGTAAGATCTGAAAGTGCAACTCCATCCCTCTGATATTGTTCAGACTCCTGCAAGTTGGAGCCATCCAGCAACATAGAACTTCTGAGGTCTTTGTATTCTTTCAATTTGTTCCACATGATAGACAGCTGGTTTGTGTTCTCACGGTACTGATCCGTCGGTATCATTGCTTTTCCGTTATCCTCAAGGTCTTTCATTTCACCTTTTAGATATTTCATTTCCGTTTCAACTTCTTTGATTTGCTCCGTAAGACCAGTCATTGCACCACCGTCGCCAGGCTTAAATCCGAGATCCAACCATTCTCTTTGCTTCGCAATTAACTTCTCCAGTCTTGCCTGTGCATCATCATAATGAGCCTTCACTTCGCTGTAATCAGCACTCGGAACCGTCGCTTTTCCTGCTGCCTCTAATGCCTTCTGCTTTTCTTCCAGCTTTGCGTAAGCGGATTCGGTCTTTGCAATATTGGCTTCTAGGTCTTTAAACTCCTGTGTTGGCACAAAACGCTTGCTCGCATCCATGCTGTTCATTTTCTGGATCAGTTTTTCCTGCTCCATCTCTGTTTTTGCAATAGTATTGCATAACTGTTCATATTCTGGATTGTATACACGGATGCCTGCTGCGACCTGTGCTTCCCTGACATAGTCTCTTATCTGTCCGGTAGCCTGCTTCCAGATCGTACCATTGACCATATCTTTCCAGGAACTTTTTATAATGTTCTGCATATTTTGAATCATTTGCATATTTTCGCTCATTGTCTGGCGAACTGGTTCCTGAGTTTCATTCATGCTGTTGTTGATATCTGCGGCTGTACTTCTGACAATATCTTCTGTCTCTTTTGCCGACTGTCTCAGATCATCATTCTGAAACACTGGTTGTGACTGCTGCACCGCATCCTGCATATTCTTAATAGCTTTTACGGAACTGTCCGTATTCAATGCATCTTCCGGTGTTTGCAACTCACTCAGGCTCTTTTTAACGTTTCTCATCGCCTCCGACAGTTCGGCACTTGCCGCACCGCCCGGTGTTTCGATTTTTGATGTGCTGGTGTTCATCTGAGAAACTGTGTTATTCACAACGCTTGTAGCTTCTCTCATTGCCTGTTTCAGTTTTGCGTTGTTTGCCTCAATGATGACTTTCATTCTGTGCAGTGTATCACTCAATGTTCACACCTCCTTCCCTTTTCACTATTTCTTATTGATGTCTTCGTCTGTTGAACTCTGCGGCATATAAGCGGCGGTTTTCGGCAGCTGTTACAACCTGTTCTTCTTGCTTGCTTTCCTCGAACTGTTCTCGTTCTTCCCTGAACAGTTCCGGGTAGAAGTCCCATGGTTTGCGTGCTTTGTTTTCTGAATTCAAATACCTGCCGATATGCTCTGCGATGCTTTCCGCCTGTATGAACTGCTGCAGGATCTTAATCTTTGCACGCCGTCCATAACTCCGAATGCAGTCGTGGACTTCCGGGATAGACATATTCCAGAAGTCCTGCACTTTGATTCCTGCATCCAATGCATCTTCGTATAGTTTCCAGATTTCTTCGGTGACTGTTTCTGTTACAGGATCACATCTGCCTGATCCAGATCTTTCATCAGGCTCTCTGCCATCGCCGGCGTAAAAAAACCGGATACCGCCATAGTCGGCATAATTACTTTTGCCATGAAATCAAACTGATTGCCGCCTTCTTCCAGCCACTTGTCGTACAGCTTTGTTACTTTGTCGAACGTTGTACCGTGTTCCCATGGCTCGATAGCTGCCTGGGCAATCGTCAGCATAACACCAAGCGGCGGAATATCATTCGCCGTTACCAGCGTCATAATATTGGTACGGTATTTGTTTTCCAGTTTTGTGATCATACCGGTATTAAGTTTCATTTTGTGCTGTACACCTGCCACTTCCCAGTAATGAAATGGTGGTCTTTTTTTCTTTGCTTCTTCGATAGATGTTACTTTTTCTGTTTCTTCTTTCTGAAATTCTTCATCCAGTCCTTCTAATCTTTCCATTGATCGCCCCTCCTTATGACGGATCTGTAACTTTCAGATCACTGCAGATTGTCATCTTTGCTTCTACTTCAACAACTCCGTTCACACCGCCGCCCGTACGTTTTACGGACACTTCTGCGTCATATTCCGTGGTTGTGCCATCTTTTAATGTTTCTTTGAAACTAAGTACTTTGTCAGATTCCTGTGCTTTTCGAAGAATGCGATACGCACTGGTTGCCGCTCCATTTTCATACTTAAATTTGTATGTCATGTCTCCAAGATCACCAATACCATTCTCGTACTGTTTATTTTTATCATTCAGACCGGTATTTTCTACTTTTTCCGGTTCAACACCACAGTCCGGGATCTCTTTCAACCCTGGAAGTTCTTTGTAAGTACCAGCTGCGTCACTTTTTTCCTTGTACTCAAGTTTTGCTCCATTTGCCAGCATATTCTTCACGCTCCTTTTCTAGTTCGGCCAGAATACTTCTTCTGACTCCATATCAATGATTGCTTCATATCTCATTACTTTATGTTTCAACCCGGATGGATCCGGGGTGTCCTGACACAGGGTACGCACCAGCCCAAGTGCTGCCAGTGCCTTGTCTACCTTGAGTGCAGATTCGGACGTAGAGCGGTTATGCCAGATATCTACACGATATCGTACATAGCTCTTTTCCTCTCCCTGTGCGGTATGTTCATATACCTTGTTATCTTCTTCGGTGTACTGCACTGCCGGAAGCTCTGCCCAGTCTTTTGGGTACTGGTCTGTTACATTCCCAAACACTCCGGCAAGTGCGGAATAGATCTGATCTTTTACGTTTTTCATAAATTCTTTTCGATTGCCTCCTCAAAATAATGTGCAATTTCCAGTTCATTGTTTTTTAGTGCCGGATATAAAAATGGTTGTGCAGCCTGTCCGGTACACTGGTAGAATCGGCCGTCCGGCGTATCCACATAAAACCACTTATACTTTTCGGCCGTCTTCCGCCCGATCATGCTTTCGTGGATCCACCAGGGCGACTGTACATAGGCATAGGCAACATCCGGTGATATCCCCGCGTGTTGCTTCTGACCTTTGGGGCCTGTGCCAAATTCCACATATTGTGCATACTTTTTGTTGGTGTAACAGATTCCTACAATCTTTTCGCTGCTGGTTTCTATCGCCGTGTATATACTCCCTCTCAATTCCCCATCATTTACCGGGCATCTTGTTTTCGCCTCAGCCTGCACTGTTTTGATACTTTTTGATACCGCATCATACATATTCACTGCTGCCGTTTTTTGAAACGCATCCGTAATTTCTTTTTTACCGATGATCACAGTTTTTCCACCTCCAGCGTAAGATAGGTGTAAGGATAAATGGCAACGACCTTATAATCCGGATCATTGCCGCCGTTTACAGAAATACCGTCATTTACAGATACCGTCATACCTTCCTGAAACCGATATGACGGTTTGCCATTCTTGCCCGGTACTTCCGCATATTTCCCGTCAATCCTCAGGTTTCGGATAAGTGGAAGCCTGCTGCCATACATTTCTGCCTGTACTTTTCCACCGGCTGTCCACATTTCCGCCCGAAAACAAGAAGGCGGAGCATATTCTGTATATGTTCCACCCTCTGCATCTTTTTTCTGCACCACCTGGAAATGTTTGAATTCTCGAAGCCTATTCCTTTTCAGCCTCATAGGTCACACCCCCTACACGTGCCAGCCGATACCGGTTCAGCACATCATAGATTCGCTTTGGTGCATTATCGAAGTTGTAAGATTCCCCTGCACCGGTTCTTGAAGATTCCCCCTCTGTTCCCATGCGGTTGATAGCGATCACGGCAAGATCACGCACCGTTTTCTTAAGTTCCGGGATCATCTTCTTTCGTCCGGTATACGCCAGCACCCAGTCTGTTGCATCTTCCAGGACAACTTCCACCAGCTCTTCATCTCTTTCGCCAGTCAGAATTTTGATTCTCTCAAAATCAGTCACTTAGACCACTTCCTTATCATCAGCCATTGGTAATCAGGCGAGCCATCGGGATTGCTTTCGGATCGAATTTAATGCTCCAGTTTGCAGTTGCAAACAGCTGTGCATCTGTAGGTGATTCAGTCCATCCGGATTTTGGCACCGCAAAGCTGAATCCATTCGGGTGAATGGTTTCTCTCATTCTGGTGATAAGTTCATCCTGACCGCCATTCTTTTTCGGATCACGGTTCGTTTCTACCGGAACATCCACACGACCTCTTGCGGTACGGATCACCCCTCGTCCAAACAGATAGGTTGTATATTTTTTCAAATCCTTATTGTCCCCTGACCCACCGACAGCGGTGCATGGCATACCATCATCAACGATAACGGTATATCCGTTGGTAGAAGCGATATTCATTGGTCGCTGGATGCCATTTGCATCGGTATATTTCCAGTATTCCAGCAGCTGCTTATTTTCCAGTGTTTTTGCAACATTGGAGTGCATGATTGCCAGGCCGAACTGGTCTTTGTGGTCTCCGCAAGCCAGAGTAGCCAGGTCATTGAGGTCTGTTTCTGCGATATTTCTTGCGGCAGATGAAGAAGAACACAGATCAAGCGTGTGCGTCTCATTCCATGTCTTGGCATTGCCGGAAGCTCCTGTGATTCCAAACACCGCATCTGTGATACCGATCAGACGTTTCTGTCTCCGTTTCTGCCAGTATTTCGCAACAGTGGCAACAATGTGTCCCATCGGATCAGATCCGGAAAGTTCAGCGGTGAAGTTGCGTGCAAAGAACCCTTTTGCTCTTCCGTATACAATACCGCTCTGAGAACCACCGCCAACTTCTGTTACCGTGATATCCGTCTGGCCATCATAATTCTGATCATCGCCATCCAGTGTGTCATAAAACGGAATGGTGTACAGATTGCCGCTGCCGGCAATTCTGTTTGCAATTACCGGATCATCTACTACCGCACCGGATTCGATCATTGCTGTAAGATATGGATCCGGTGCTTCGTTCCACATCTCCATAAATAACTCATCGTCAAAAGGAATTCCAAAAATTGTTCCTGCCATTTGTTATTACTCCTTTCATTTCCCGGCCAACTGTTTATACAGTTCCGGATTTTCTGTTTTCAGTTTCAGTCTTTCTGTGTATCCCATCTTGGCATACGTTTCTTTTGTTACGTTTTCCTGAGGTACTTTCTTTGGCGGCGTTCCACCTTTCAGGCGTTCATTCACTGCTGCTTCTACTGCCTCCTGAAATGCCTTTTCTACTGCACTGATAGATTTGCTGCAGGTGTCTGCATCGGTATAATTCAGTACTTCTGCCAAGCTTACCGGCAATTTTTTCTCTGCCAGAGTATTTTTGGCTTCTGCCATCAGTTCTTTTCTTGTGATTGCAGCCTCACGGTCTGAAAGCTCTTTTTCCTTTTTCTGCTGCATGTACGCAGCTTTTTCCTCTTTGTTCATTTTTGCAAGCTTCTCTGTTTCAGAAAGTCTATCATCCGTAAGAGCCTGCCATTTCTGCTGTGCATTACTTACTGCCGTATCAATCGCTTTCTGCACGCGGCGATCAAATTCTGCCTGATTTCCTTCTCCTTTCAGGAAATCATCGAAGCTCATTGGCCCTGTGCCTGCTCCCGGCTCTCCCTCGCCACCTGTTCCGGATCCACCACCATTGCTTCCTTCGCCAGCCCCAGCACCGTCTCCTTCTGCGAAAATTTGCAATCTCATTGGCACTTTGCAGTTGCATACAAAAAATCTGTTTTTCATCTTTCTATCCTTTCCGCCCAGCCTATCCGTTCTCACGTCCGGGCCATTCGTGTTCTATAGATCATCCTGCTTCTTTTATGTCTGGCAGAAAAAGACATAAAAATAAGACACATAGCCCTGTGCCTCAAAGGGAGATATCTGGATCACCTCCTTTTTTGTATATAAAAAGAGAGCCTGTTTCCAAGCTCTCCATTGATTAAAATTTATATAATGAATCTCTATTTCTTTCTCTTGGCTCGTTCTTCTTGAATTCCATGAACTCTTCCAAGATTATAAAATATAGATGCTGCAAATGGTTCGCAACTCATATCCCATGTTTGCGTAAATTCAGTGTACAAAGTTCCAAGAGGTGTGCCACTTATAAATACAGTTTTCTGATGTCTCGATATTTCCAATTCTTTGGTGATATCTTTCTTTGTAAGTACTTTATTCATGCATGAGCACCTCCCCACAAATTCAGCTGAGCGTTTCTAAAGTACACCTGTTCCGCCAAAAAGTAAGGCATATGGTAATTATCTATTACGCTTATCGCTGTTTCGCACTGATTCCGTTTAATGGCTTTATATGTAGTGATTCCAAACTGACGTTTCAATTCTGCATAAATATCGCTATACACTTTACCTCTAAGTGATCGATCTTGATAAGCCGGAGATTCTTTTCCGCCTAAGCACTCCACACCTTTCTTTTTAACTGTGGATGTAATTTTGTCAATTTCAATGCCGAGAATCGGAAGATCATATTCCAAGCGTTCGATCTTCTTATCAAGATCATCTACTTTCTGGTTCAGTTCTACATTCCCTGATGCAAGAAGTTGAATCTGTTCCGGGATTGTCATTGGAATGGTGCGGCGTACGGTCTCTTTCAATTTTTCTTCCACTTTAAGGAAGTACTGACGAGCCTGTTCGCCTTTTACAGTTTTAGACTGCATGGAGAGTTTCTTTGCAAAGCTGGCAGATAAGCGATAATCTACTGTAGGTCTTCCACCTAAAGGGTTTTCTTCATTGATGACGAAAACCCAATAATCAACGTTTTCTTCTGCAAATTCGTTCTCTGTAATGTTGTTCTTGCACCATCTGGAGTAATTTTTGTTGTCCATTCCAAGAAAAGAATAAAGTTTTCTTGCCGTAGTCATACCATCTTTATCAATTCCCAATACAACCTCAAGAGGTGTCTGGCTTGTTACGTTTACTAATTCCTGCATAATTTTAAACTCCTTTCAAATTTTAGTTCTTGAAAGAAGTCTCCATCTGCATTATAATATTTGCAGAAGGAAACTTCTGTTTTAAATAGAGATTCAGTCTACTTTGGTCGGTGGGTGAATCTCTATTTTTTTTCTCTGTCAAATTTTCCTAAGACAATTTCATCATAAATTTTTTTGATTCCTCTCCTTATGATGTCCGCTTTGGTCATTCCTGTCTGTTCACTACAAAACTTCAACATTTTTGCTTCTTCTTCTGACAGCCTTATTCTTGTATCAACATTTTTAGGACTTCTTGATGGTGGTCTCCCCTTTGGCGGTGTCATTTGCTCTCCTTTCTTGGTTACACATTTATTTTTATTTTGGTTACACATTTAATATATTATATAAAATTATTACTGTCAAGCATTTATTTTCACTTTTGCAATATGAGTATAAAAACAGCACGCATCTCTGCGTGCTGCTAAAGTTCGCTTTTAATATACTTACAATCCCGGAACTGTTTCTTTAATTCCTTTCAGGATGTTGGCTGCCTTTTTCATAAGAGAGTTGTCACTTAGATATTCTAACCCTTTCAATGTGATCACCGGCGAAATAGGTTCTTCGATATGCGGGCAATAATCACTGCCGCATTGATCATACGCCACACCTTCTATATATCCGGATTTGCTCAGCATAATCAAGATTTTTTCCCAACGTTGATAGGTTATGTTGAGTCTGGTGTGAGATACTTTGTTTACATCAAATTCATCATAATCCATGGCCTGCTCTAAAGCTTTCAAAATTTTATATATGATCGTAAAATTATCCATTCTCACACCTTCCTTTAGATCTTTGCGTTGACAGTACTTGTTGATATCAATACCATAATATTGTTTTTTCTTTTGGTGGATCTTCTATTTTGGCAAGTCGCTTCAATTCGCGTTTTACATGTGCCGCCGCAAATGAACTAACATTATGATGCTCTACAATCTCTTCACTTTTCAGATTCATTGACATGAACCCTTTTTCTGATCTTCCTTCCGGATAATAATCTGCTGAAATATTATTTTTTGTTTTTGTTATGTTTTTTAAGATTACCATAATATTCATCAGCCTCCTTCGGGTAATCATACGCTTTTGCGGCCATTTCATGTGCCTTCCAGTGTTCCATGGTTGGATTTTCCTCTTTGATTTTCATTTCAAGAAGCTCATGTTCTATCAAGGTCTTATCATGTGGTTTTATATCTTTCCCGATCATAAGCCTCTGCCAGCTTTGTGCAATCGCACAATCTGGATCGAATCGTCTATGCTTGCCAGTATCCGAATCAAAGTACGAATCATCTTCGAATAAATATGCTTTTATTTTTCTTATGTCTGATTCAGCTTTGTTAAGATTATTGGCAATCTTCTTTGCATCTGTTGAAAAGCTCCGAATCTCTTCATAATACATTTCAGCAAATTCTTCTGCTTCTTCGCTGAATATATCTGTAATCCTTGCTCCTGATATTATTATATCAGAACCAGCCTCTTTTGCAACCGTTTTGCCATCGCTCTTAACATATTTCGCATACCATTCTCTATAGTTCATAGACGCTGGTACAAGATAGGTCTTCCCGGTTACCGGATCTCTTGCCCTTCTCTTCATTCCCTCCAACATCTTTTCGCCTATGATAGCGATTGTTGTCGATCTGCACCATGGGTGCATGGGCGGGCAATTCTTTCCCGGCTGCTGATCTTTCACAAGGAACACTTTTCCGTCCAGTTCCCGGCAGATCTCCGATGTTCGAAGATCCAGTGTCGCAAGATACTGGTACTTATCAATTCCACATTCCTTGTAGGATTCCATTTCGAGCTGGTTGGACAGATAACAGCTTTCTGTTCTGATCAGCCTTCTTGCCTTACTGGATCCACCGGCAAATTTTTTCGTCAGCATTTCTGCTGTCTCTCTTTCTGTTCTGCCTGCGATCAGGTTCACGAGCAGGGCTTCTTTCACTTCCTGGGCAACTGCCCTGGTATTTCTCCAGACTCTCTCGGAGTAATTCATGCCAGACCACTTACTTTTCAATACCTTGTCAACTTGCTTTTGGTCGATATGGGAAAATGAAAATCCGAACC